CCGATTCCGCAAGGTATGGGTTATCAGAAAGTCTCGCTGGTATAAATCGTCTTTTAAATAAAGACTTTCCAGCCTTGCTATGTCCTGATGGGTATCGGAGTACTTCTCCTGTTTCACTGTCTGTTGCATCGTATGCTCTATTATATGGCGAAGGGTCAATAAACATTTTCTTTACCCAGTGATGACCTCTTCCTCCGGGGTTAGTTGTTGCTCTCATGTAGATAGGCAAGTCAGGTGCAGTGGACCTTAGACGAGACCGCATGTAATTCCATGCATATGGTGTGGCCCACTGAGTTAATTCGTCAAACCCTATCCAACTAAAAGCTAGACCCTGATAACGCAAGACATCATCATCTCTATCAAGATAAGACATCCACAATCTTGCGCCAGATGGTGCAGTCCACTGCATCTTTCTTTCTGACCACTTAATACCGGGCCAGATTTTTGGGTACAGTTCCTGCGACTTGAATACAAGTTCTCTTAGTTCCTCTGTTGTATGTCGTAACAACAAACCACTAAAGGCTGGATGCCCCATGTAACGCAGTGGGTCAGATAACATGGCATATGATTTACCACCACCTGCACTACCACCAAATAAAACTTCTCTTTCCGCTGCCGCTAGAAAATCTGTCTGCGGTCCTGCATTAGGTTTAAAGAGTACGTTTTGGTGTTCTTCAATACTTTGTGTTTCGTACTCAATAGGCTTAATACTAACTTCAGGCTTTTGAGCCTGTTCTTTCTTCTTGGAGGACTTTCGCTTTGGCGATTGCCTTTTCCGCATATTCTGCCCATTTGCGGATGCTTGCAGCTTGGTTCTTACGTCTTCGCTCATTCTCTAATCTTTTCCTCAATCCTACGTGTGAGATGTATCTGCCACTGTTTGTACTAAGCCAGTTTGCTACTTCACGATAACTATACTGCGCTGTGTATTTACGTGCTTTCTCTAATAGGTCTAACTCTGTTGGTATAGGGTCAAGAATGTCGGGGTCGTCTTCGTTGTGTTTATAACCAAAAGGAACAGTCCTTGCAATGCGAGGTATCTGCACCCATTCGTTTTCTTCTTTAATGTCTGTTGGCTGTGGTAGCTTCCACTTGCCTATGCTACGTGTCATTTGTTGGCCTAATAAATAATGTATCACAATCTAAACATATACGTCTATTTTTGCCTTTACGCTTCATGTTTTTTGTTACGCAGTTAGGACAAGTATCTTTTTTTCTACCTTCTTTAATGGGTGCATCCCAATCAATAAAGCTAGTCATTTGTTTTTTCGGTTGTCTACTGTAGAAAGGACCATACCACCTTTGCGGTAGTCGGATGGACCTATAGACTTTTTAATAACAGCACCGCCATTATTCATATTTTGTTTAATGGTTTTTCCTGTAATCATTTTATATATAGTTGTATATGGCATACCAGATTCATCTTTTTCTCCAGCTAACGCTTTCTTTTTTATTTCTGAAAGTGCGCCTTTTTCTAGTGTATCTTGAATATCCTTATTAGCTTGTCTTTTAGCTTTACGTGCCAAGTCTTCGGTAGCTTCTTTTCTTACTTTAACTTGTTTTTTACCTTTACGTGACGTAGTATCTTTACGTGCTTCTCGCATAACCGCATCATCATACGCACCACTTGTCTGTCTAAGTTTTTCTAAACGAAGACGTTCTTCTTTTCTCGCTCTTTCAGCATCTGTTTGCATTACTCATCATCCTCTACAATAGCTTTAGGTGGCATAAGCATGACACCGCCTGATGCCTCTACCTGCATCTTCTCAGTTTTCACTAGACCAGTGCGGTCAAGCAGTTCTTTAGCCGCTGACATCTTATCACGAATACCTAGTTCAGTCGGGTCATACAATGCATGTGTCATAGCTATCGCAGCCTTCGGAGCGTTACGAGCCATATACATTTGAGTTGCCTCAAGTATCTCTTCTTTAATACCTTTAACAATTTCCATAGTACTAGAACTGTCAGCATAACCTGCTAGTTTCTTTGCCTGTACAATATCACCTGCCGCTTCCTCAAAGAGTACGTTAAGTAGCATCTGTTGTTTTTCAGTTAACTGTCTAGCCATTACATCTCTCCGTGGTGCATAGCGTGGGCTAATTTTGTACTACGTGATTTTACCTGATTTGCCCACCTGCTGTCAAGCATTTCTTTTGCTGCGGTAATAAAATCTTCTTCGTGAATAGCCGCCCACATATTTTTAAATTTACAAAGTCTTGGTACACCCATATTAAATGCCATGTCCATAAGTATAAGCTGACGTACAGAGTCTAGCTTGTCTACGCAAGGGTGCGCCCGTACAAGTTCTGTCTCGACAATCTGAACGTCATTCGTTGCTAGATAGACCGCATCAACTTCTGTGATACCACTTTCATACACATGCTCAATACTTGGTATGCCTAAGTCAGATAACTCTTGCTCAGTTATACCACGGTCTTCCAGATTTCTTCCAATACCAATTGTGTCAATACCCAAGGTATCTTGATATACTTCTAATCGCAAGCCTTCATGCTGTATTAATTTTTTTATAAAATCGTCTTTTGTGTATTTCATTTAGCATTCTCTATTAATAGCTTTAACTTAGCTAATTCAATCTCTAGTTCGTGTACTCTACCTACTGTATCTTGTACAGACTTAGGTGGTTCAAACTCATCAATCCAATTATCGTTCTCTTCAACTTCTTCCATAGTAAGTTCTAAGTTGTGTTCTAAGAAGCTGATACGTTCTGTTAAGCCAAAATAGACCCATACACTGACAGCAGTGAATGCAATCATACTAATAAGGTTACGAAGTGGGATAGTTATTTCACTTGCTTCGTTTAACTTTGTAGCTGCTTGTCTCATTTCTCACTACTCAACCATACCGCAAATGCACCTGTCATGGCCCCAGTGACTACACTCACTAGTGCTGACTGTTGTGTTGTCGGGTCTGGCAGTAGCATAAACCACTCCACTACCCGCCAAGCCGATATTGACATCATAATCATCATCAAGCGGGGAAGTAACTTCCAAGCTAGTATTCTTTCCATTGCGGCTGTCACGATTAATCCTTGCTTGTTCTTCTGTTGTTATATTGTACATATTCCACATAGGAAGTATTATTTCTTTCCGAAGAATTTAGATGCTGAACGTACTCCAAAAGAAGCGGCAACGATAACTCCCAAGGAATACTGATACCATTCAGGCATCTCATTAAGTCTTGCGAATCCGTTTGCAACTACTTCTTCCATCCCCGGTATAAACGCCATAACAAGTGGGATGGAAAAAAGCACCGTAAGCCACTCGTCTTTCCACGAAGACTGACTACCTTTAGCCATCTCCAAATCCCAGTCAAGTTCGCCCGTAGCTTTCCTCTCCATAATGACAGCTTCGGCTTTAGCCTTTGCCACCTTTGCACCAGTCTCTGCTTTAGTCTTCTCAACTTTTCCATCTAACCATGTCCCCGCTAGTTGTGTTATTGGGCCTATCAATAGATTGAGCATATTTATTTCCTATGTACTCTTTGAGTATACGCAAACGTGCTTCCAAATCAGGAACAGTTTGACTTAATAATTCTATGTTATTATCCTCTGCGAAACTTTGCAGTCTTTTTTGCAATAGACTTTGGTTGTGATACATGCTGTTTACCTGCAGATGTTCCTTGTCTCTTGGCTTTAGTTGTAGCAGAATATTCTGCACTTGTCAAGGACTTTATTGCTTTTGCAGGTAAATACCGTTCACCTGTCTTTGCAGAAGGCTTGCCTGATTTAGTACGCCAGTCTTGATTAGTCCAATTTGTTAGGCTTTTTTGTGAAGGTTTCTTCATTAATTTATACCTATTGCTTTCGCTGCTGACATAACCATTCCTACTGCCGCCGCTATGATTGCAGCAATAGCACCGAAGACGATAGCACCCATCTTTATATTCTCTACTAGTTCTTCTTGCTCTTTAGCTTTCTTCTTACGCATAAGCAGTGCAGCTTCTTTGGCAGCTTGTATTCTCTTGGCACGTTCCGTTACGATACCTTGCCACGTTCCATGACCAAATCGTAAGTCAATCATCTGGCTCATCTCATATAGCTTTTCTTGTGCTATTCTAGCATCAATAGTTTCTTGTGCTACACTCTTAATACTAAACTGGTCCACACCAGATTTTTTATTACGTGCTTTCTGTACTTGGCTCTCGCCTTCAAACAGATTATCAATATGCCCAGCAATCTCACTGATGTCTTGTGCAGTGCCAATAGCGGATTTGATACCGTCCACTGCACTCTTTACAAGTGCAATACCCGCTAATGTTTCTGCAATCATTTGTATCCACCACCTGCTTTTTTATATGCTACCGCAAGCATCTGCGCTTTACGTGCAGACCACTGACCTGCTTTACCACCCTTAGTACCAGCTTTAATGCGTTGGAACAAACGCTTTCTTAGTGCTGGCTTGGTGTAATTACCCGCCTCATTTACTTTACTCTTAGCTTTTTTAGGCTTTGGCGGTGCTTTCTTCGTAGCCA